TTACCCTCTATTGTCAAAAGGGTTCAATTCAACAGCAGCCTCTAAATGACCTGGAGCAAAATGCGCATAACGCATAGTCATTTTTATATCGCTATGCCCCAGTATTTTTTGCAACACAAGAATATTTCCGCCCCGCATCATAAAATGACTGGCAAACGTGTGACGTAGCACATGAGTTAATTGCCCATCAGGAAGCTCGATCTTCGCTCTCTTAATTGCAGCGTCAAAAGCCTCATAACATGGTGAAAATAGCGCTCCTCGTTTTTTAGGAAGCATAGCCTGCAATTGAGGTGAAATCGGTACAGTGCGGTTCTTCTTTCCTTTAGTTTTAACAAATGTGATTCGACCGGGCAGTACTTGAGATTGCTTTAATCCTTCTGCTTCACTCCACCGAGCACCCGTCGCAAGCCCAATACGGACAACAACCCCCAAATCTTTATTCCGTGACTCATCACACGCAATCAGAAGGCGTTCAATCTCATCTACATACAGAAACGCCAGTTCCTTTTCTTCCTCACGAAACTTGCGAATACCAGTCAGGGGGTTTTCACCAGACCACTCCCCAAGGCGCTTCAGTTCGGCAAAAACAGCATGTAGATATGACTGCTCGCGATTAACGGTTGCTTCACTAAGTTTTTTCTTCCCCTTGGGATTCCATTCTCCTGATAGCCTTCTTTCCCGATAAGTAGCAAACATATTTTTGTCAAACTGAGAAGCAAATGGATCTCCCAGCCTGGAACAAATCGCCTCAAGTTTGACTTTGCGCTCTGCACCAGAGGACAAGGTTTTACCGTACATCTCAAACCAACGAGCAATCAACTCAGAAAGACGAGGACCAGAACCATCTTGAAACTCGTCTCCAACTCTACTATTCATTAAACGGCGCTCATAAGAGAGCGCCTCACTTTTTGTCGCAAACTGTTTACGAATGCGTTTTCCCGATGCCCCGTAGGGATAACATTCGCAAAGCCATTTACCTGATGGAATCTTACGAACCGACATTTTAGTTACTTATCACATAAATCAAATGCAGCCTTAGTGACATCCCCCAGACTCTTTTTTAACCCTGGGGCGGCATCATTATCTAGCCAAAATGGATTATTGTTATCTAACGGTAACGCACCAAATGTTTTACCTTTTATTCGAGCCAAACCTGTAAGTGCATATAACTTATTATCGTCAAAATTCATCACATAAGGATTACCATCAAGACACTGTAATTGAACCTCATCAGTATTAAATGGCCATACCCCATTGAAACTCTCACGTTCAATAGTTTTAAAAGGCATTGCGACGGCGGAAAAAGAAAACATAGATAAAAAAGTAACTAATAGTTGAACCTTTTTTACTTTCATATCATTACCTCAATTTAGCTCAAGTAAGATTACAAATTAAAAAACGCCCTAGAAATGACACCGCCTACCAAAACCCCTACGCAGATAAAGAATATTATTTCTTTTGGATAAAGTCGGATTAATTCTGAAGCACGAAGTCGGACTTCTGGTAAGGTCGAACTCTCTGTGTGGCTTGATGCCGATTGTTGCTCTAACCACGACAATGCAGACTGTAACTGAGAACGAGTAAGATCGTTTAAACGTCCTGTACCGAAATTGATATGGCAATACCGCAGAAGTTTTTGTCGAAGTCCACAGTCTTCACTGTTACGTAGTAATAAACTTACAAGAGCCTTACAGGCATCATGATCTTTACATCGCTCAAGCATTGCATGCAGAAAACTCTCCGCTGTTTTATATTGATTTACTGTCATATCATCAATACCAGCTACACCAATCTCCGCATGTACTTTTTGCCAAATAATAAACGCTTCAGTATTGCTAGCTTCTGCAATAGCAGCAACCAAGCTATTTAGCTCCTTACGCTGAGCCTTAAGCAAAGGGCGATCGTCATCATCATTATTCGAAGGGATTGCGATATTGACGGTCTGAGAACCATCATATCGCTCTATCTGAATATTCTTTTCGTGAAAATCACGCCCAGCAACGCGATTGTTTGAACCGTTTGAGTTGACGGCCATGTCACCTCCCTACTATCACCTACCCTTAGTTTCGTTATAGTCACGACCAGCGATACGGTTATTACCACCAGAAATATTTAACTCACGTCCTGATGGCTGAGTTTCCTTTTCACTGATCGCACCTTTTAAAGCCCCAATCACCGCATTTTTCACATCTAACGAAGCTGCTCGAAAGCGAGTAATCAACTCCTGCTCATCATCGTTATAAGTTTCAGGTGAGTGAATTCCCAACACAACATACTGAACATCAAGGCCAAAACGAGACAGCGCTGCCAAATACGCAGCATCAGGAAAGCTATCTCCTTTCTCATATCTAAGCTGAGTTAGCTTTTTGACTCCACCAATGTCGCTCATGGCAACTTGACTAAGTCCCAATCTTTCCCTTTCCTCACGCAACCGCTGACCAATATCATTTTTCATACAAAAACCTTGACAGGTATCTTTTTTGATACCAAAATGATTTCACGAGCTATTAGATGATCACAATATACCACTATGAAACAAGTTCTTCACGATACCAGATCACGCATTCCGCGTAACACCGCCACAGGTCCAAGACTGGCACTTCGGCTGTCCCTCGAGGAGCGAGCCGTCATTGATGAAATGGCAGCTAAAGAACAACGCTCATCCTCTAACATGGCGCGCATAATCTTCCTTCGCGGCCTAGAGCTAACCCAGAAAGAACAAAACAAATCTTCCTGATCAGGAGGCTAGTGGGATGTCAGGTATAACCATCAATATCAATGTGAATGCCCCCTATGTATCCCTGCAGAAATATGCAGAGATAACAGGTATCCCTCTTAATACATGCAAAAAGATGTTGGCTGACGGTCGAATTATTATCCGACCCAAACGCGCCAAAATGGAAAAGCCTGAAGTAAACCTTGTGGCGATGTTAAAAGACGCTTTGGCTAACAGCTAAAACAATGAACAGAGCACCATCATGAAAAAAAACGCTAATAATCCATACTCCAAATTTCGTAATGGCGTAGAACGCCATGTACACCACGTCGCTACCAGTGCATCACGTAGTAACAGTCGCTATAACCTGAACGAGACGCACGCAACACCGGATGGCCACGCTGTAAAACAAATCGGCGAGCATGCCTGGCTGATTGAGAAAGCTGGAATCGTGATCCACAAATGCCCACGCAATCCGTTTACCGGAAACCGCATTTTTGCACTGAGCTGTGGCGACAATCAGTTCGGGCAGGATTTCACATTATACGAAGCACTTCGCACGGTTGATCGTCTGCTTCGCGGGCAAAGTTTTATTAAACAGGCTGATTTATAACAGGTGCTTTATGACCAAAGACCATGCACAAGGTGTATTTATCCGTTTTATTGATTTTCGCGGTGAACTGTTATTACGTGCATCCGCTATTGACGGAGTGACTCCGGCGGGTAAAAACGGAGCCGACGAAGCCACTTACGTTTATCTGAACGGCACGCGACTGCTTGTGGAACTTCCGTACCAGACCGTACGAGAAATCATCAGCGAAGCTGAAAAGGCACGCCAGGTTAATGGCGATGAACCCTATATCGAAATTATTTGTATGGATTCAGAGGCTGAAATACAGAAAGCAGATTAAAGGGCGTTGTGATGGGCAAAGAATATAAAACTCTCATTAACAAAGCACTTGAGCGTTTTTATTTTCGCTTAAGTGCATCAGGCGCTCATGCTGAACGTGCGGCCCGTGACTCATTGACCAGAGCAATCCGAAGTCTGTATGACGTGGCTTTTTACGCTGATGATCTGGATGCACTTAACGAACTTTCCGAGCTGATCTGTGCCGCAGAATGCGGGGAACATATTGAACCGTATAAGCTGGGAAATATCGCATGAGTATATTTATTTCATGGCTTGTTCTGATTATTTCGGTGGTCTGCGCCATTGGGATTATGCGAATTATTAATTCAGTAAAAAAGATTGAACGCTTTTTCACTGAAGAATAACCGCGCAAATAAGACCCAAGGTTAAATAAGAAAATGTGAAAACAATCCGCATTCGCGGAGGTATTCGCACACGCCAAGGAGGCGTAATGGCAATTAAGCATTTTCCTGTCGTTCGTTTCACCTCCAGAGGACGTGAATACGAAGTTGACGAACGCCTGATTACCACAATCGACAAACACCGTTCAGAAAAGGATGCACATCACATCTATCTCACTGACGGCACTTACTTTTGCGCCACCAACGTGGTGCAGGTAAATCTTATCAGACAGGTACAGGAGTCACGCAGATGACCATTCTGGACTACATCGCTGCCAATCCGGGTTGTAGCGGTGGAGAAATCGCCGCAGCACTGAATACACCAACCACAACCATCAATGCGGAGCTACGCCGACTCTGGCGCAGCGGTTCAGTCATAAGAAAAGAGCGCAAAACAGGCGGTCGCTTTTCTTACCAGATAAACCCGATGCCGTTCGGGTGCGGCAATCCACTTACCAACATGTTTAACCAGCTACTGAAGGAAGCCAGAGCATGAGCGCCATCAACCACCAGGAATTACGCGAACTGGCAACTGACCTTCAACGAATGGCAACGCATCAAAAATTACTGGCGTTTCGCGCAATGCTCTCGCCGTCTGCTGTGCTGGCACTGCTGGATGAGCTGGAGCACGCCAGAACCACGGCTCCTGCCATTCGCCTGACACTCCATCATGAAATCGCTGATTTCTGCGCGACGTTGGAGGCACCCGGCGAACCGGAAACGCCGGAAGCAATACAGCAAGAGCTGCTGCAACGCATTGACAAGGTTTTTGATTTTTTTCTGAACCAGTAAGAAACCAGAACATGCACACACAAAAAAACCGCTTGCCATGCCGCAATCAGTCGGGTTACATTTCCGCTGCACCTCACAAAACGGGTGCCGGGTTTCGCAGCCTGCTGACTACACAAGCGCACAACCGCGCCAGCGGTTTTTTTGTGCGTACTGTATTGCCACGTTTTTTTCGCGTCAGAATTATGGCGGGGCGTACGGGGCCGACTTCGGTCGGGCCGGGTTCTTGTGTAGCCGGTACTGCGAACCTCGTACGTCTCGCCACCCACAGTTTCGCAGCTCTGGATGGTGAGTTTTCACAACTTACTACACAAGGGGCCACACCATGGCAAACCGCAAACCACACCGCGCTATCGCGGAGCGTCGTCACATCCAGACTGAAATCAACCGCAGACTTTCCCGCGCATCACGCGTCGCGCAAATCATGCACATCAATATGCTGCATGAGCACAGCCACGCACTATCAAACATTTATTCCGCCTCTGTTTTCAGCTATCTGGCGGATGATCTGCACGAGCTTCAACAGCTCATCCAGCAGCAAAACAAACTCCATTAA